CGCTACCGTTACACGTTGCAGTTTGACCATAGCGCATCTATGAAGGTCGTACACTACCCTTGCCCTGCGTCTATGGTGATCGGCTAGCGTAGTCGTATGGCTGTGTATGGCTGGCGTTGTCAGTTCAGTGTGTACCAGGCATCCGTCACGCCTGGTGTCTGCAACATGGCGATCATCTCGGCGTCCACTTGCGCACGTGGGCATGTGTAGCTTTTCTGTTCGCCGTATCGGACGTAATAGATTGTTGCTATCATTGTGTAAGCCGTTCTACTAGTGCCATCAACTCGTCCTTATGCTTCAATAGGAGTTCTGCGAAGCGCTCCTTGCTCATACCCCACGGGAACCACCGCTGATCTTCCATTTTTAGCGACGGCAATTCAACTTCACAATATGTGGTAATTTTATTGGATTCAACAAAGAACACATTCGCCCAATCCCGATTCTTTCCGCACGATTGCACGCCCATTGCGTGGCCATCCACTTGGACAATATAATTACTTACCATTCGTCTCTCCCTCTTTCTCTGGAGCTTGCCACCCGGCCGCCTGTGCGGTGCTCCCCAGTTCCGCAACGCCTGTCCAGTGCGGGCAGAATGACGGGCAGGGTAGCAAGCTTGATTAATCTGCAAATAATGGCATGTCGGCGTAGTCTGCTACCTTGCCTTGCCGCGGTAGCCCTTGCGCCTTGCGGTAAGCCGATTCGATACGGTCGCTGGCTATAGCGAAATAGTTGGCGTCCAGTTCTATGCCGATGAAGTTGCGGTTCGTCTCGGCACATGCAACGCCGGTGGAGCCACTGCCGCAGGTGAAATCAAGCACCGTGTCGCCTGGGCTGGTGTAGGTCTGGATAAGATAGGCGAGTAGGTCAACCGGCTTAGCAGTGTTGTGATCGCTGTCATTGTTGCCATGCTCGAAGGGCAGAACTGTCACCGGAAACCTTTCGCCCTTGTTGACTATCGGTGTCTTGATGCTCGGCTGATTAGACGCGCTAAGGCATCGCTCATTCTTTTTTCTAGAATCAATATACGGCAATCCCTTGCGCATCTGTGGGATATATGTCGGCTGCTCATCGTAGAACACGCAAATATTTTCATGATTGCGCAGCGGCTGCTTGTAGGCATTCAGATAATTGGTTGCAACCGATTTCTGCCAACACCATTCATATCGAAACCACTTCGGATTGCTCATCACCAACGCACTTGTAAACGGTTGGCTACCAAACAGCACCACCGCGCCGCGCGGCTTGATGACGTGTCGGATGCACTCCCACATGGGGGCAAACGGGATAACCGAATCCCAAGCGCAAGCCGTGGTGCCTAGCTAACCATAGGGAGGGTCGCAGATGATAGCATCAATGCTACCAGCTTCGAGTTGAGGCATAATTTCAAGGCAGTCGCCATGAAATAGCTCAAATCGATTCGCCCTCCCTATGGCTTTTTCTTCACCTACTTCTATAGTTTTCAAGTATCACCTCGATAAACAAGTCAGATTTTGTATTGGTCTGACTTTTGAATAATTCCCACTCAATCAGCGGCATGTCTGCCTTTGCTCTATTCTCAAACCATGTGATAAATCTTAGATTGTCAAGGTCAAAGTTTCCACCGTTAGCCTTTGGGTTAATATGGTCAAGCGATGGATACCACCACTTGTCTTTGCCGTGTGCCAACCATGCGTCATAGACGGCGTTAAAGTCATCGCTAAAATAAAACTTGTCGATAAACTCCCAACGTTTCTCATCGTTAAGTCCAAGATACTGGCGATGCTTTGATGATAATCTGGTCAGCAGCTTCAACTTCTCAAAATCTTTGTACTGGTGCAATTCACGCTCTGTTTTTAACTTTGCACGCATATTCTTGCGCTTGAATTCCTCCGACATGGTAAGACCTTCGCTCCATGTCTTGCGCCCTTTGTTTCTAGCGCTAATGCCGTCTCTTTGCTTTTGTGACATTGGCGCTCGTCTTTGTTTGGCCGATATAGCAATTCCGTGTCTTTGCAGAATCCTCCGTATCATGTGGTGATTTGTTCCAAAGTGATCAGCCACCCGGCGCAATGTCCACTTCTCTTGCTCGTACAATCTGATTACTTCTTGCTCATTCATTTTTCTTTTCTCCCATTTATTAGCCGTTATCATAACTATATTATAGCACACAAATGGGATATTATCAAGTCATTTAAGGTGGATCGCAGATTATTGCGTCTACGCTTTGCGCCGGTAGTGTCGGCATAATCTCTAGGCAATCGCCGTGGTGTAGTTGGTAATTCATTTTATGCCGCCAATAAATACTGTACTTTGCTCGCCAACTGCGCAACCCGATCCGCCGTCACAGCCTGACCATTCTTAGCGCTGGCAAGTTTAGCCAGAAAGGTACGGCCGGGGGCGCCTTCCGGCCCAACAAAGATTGTGTCAATGCGATTTAGGTAAGTGGCAGCTACTTTGAGCGCCTCGCGTTCGCTATCAGGCTGGCCGTCACTGATAACCACAAACCGCATATCCGGCACATCTGCGACTTTGGCAAAGGTCAGAGCGCCTGCAAGGTCGGTGCCGCCTTCAAGGTTGAACGGTTGACCGTTGGGGCAAAACATGGTTTGACTGTGCCCGCTGAAACTAATCACCGCCACCTTGCCGGGGATCGTGGCTTGCAGGTTGGCGAGTTCAGTACAGGCGGCGTCATAGCGGGATTTACCGCCTGGGGCGTCCGTGGCCTGCATTGATGAGGATGTGTCAACCAACACAATGACATCGGCAGAAAGGAAGGTTTCGGCCAGGCTTGTGCCGTTCTGTTTGGCGATGTCGGTTAGGCTGCCTTTGACAACCTGCGTCTGTGAACGTTCGATTTGGTATCTCATAGGTTAGGTTTCTCCCCATGTTCAAAACGGGCGGAGCGGGCGGCATTAGCGGCTTGTAAAGTTTTTCCTCGTAACTCTTGCGGAATCAATATTTCAATACCACCAACTCCCTTCCACTTCAGATTGCTTTTATTGGCCTTCCGCAAAGACTTTTCTCTGGTAAAAAAACTAAAAACATGATCAAGCGGATCGCCATATACAATTCCAACAGGCTTAGATGAATGTTGGGCCAAGGATTTTGCTTTCATCTCTTCTTGATCTAACCGAAAAGCGTAATCAAATGCTTCCCTAGGGGACTTCGCTTTGACACATGTATCAGCTACTTGTTGAGCAAACCACATATCATAACTACTACTCAAAGTATTTGATACACCAACAACAACTCTTTTGCCCTTAGCTCTGGCGTAGCCAATTTCAACCAGCGTTCCATAGCTATATTCAGAATCCAGCCAAGCAAAAACAATGTCGGCAAAATCGATTTGCTTTAAACACTTGTCAACAACTGTTTCGTGTTCTTTACCAAAATTGACAACTTCAGGAATAGACGATGGAAGATCCATATCCTTCTGTTGTCTCAGTAAAAATTCTTTATATTCATCAGAATCTTTACCGTAAACTTCTTCGTAGAACTTTTCATCATCACTATCGTCCTGATATTTGTTAAAATCTTCAAAATGACCCATATCTCCACCGTGTCCACTAGATAGATCTATCGAAAATGGACCAACGTAGAAATAGCCGCAATCAACGGTGAACACTTTGTTCTCCGGCAGTTCACTAGCATCAGAGAAATATTCACTTTTGAAATCGACACCAAAACTTTCACGCCAATCATGTGGGGCATTTTTACCAGTCCCACCGGTGAACTTTCCCGCCAAATATAGTTTTTGAACAGGATTATTTTCGGTCAAGGATGCTTTCACTTCAACAAAACTTTCTATTTGCGGCAACCAAAAATCAGGCAAATACCAACCCGCCTCACCAAGATCATAGCCTTCCTTTTCGTACTCCCACTTGACGCCAAGGGCATCAAAAAACACAGCCCATCGAGCCTCAAGCCGGGATCGGAATCGATAGCCTTTGTACTGTGTCTCTATCGCTTTGATTGTGTTCATATCACCCATTCCTCTCTTGGTGCATCCTCACCATAGATCCATGACACCACCAACGTCTGCCCGTACTGATTAACAATGTCCTGCCAGCCAAGGATCTCAGTGATTAGGAACTTTCCCCGGCGGGTTTCGCCTTTGCCGAGGATTAACCCACAGCGCAGCGGCGACCGATAGCCAAACTTATCATCAGCGCTTGCACCGTTAAACAGTTCGACATTGTTCTTTAGGGATGCTTGCAGCGCTAGACCTGCGTCATACTTGGCGCGCTTTGTGGACAGAATGTCATAGGCGTGTTTGATTGCGTCAAACTGTTTGCGAGCGTCTGGTTCCCGGCAGCGGTCGGGGTGCCACTGCATCGCCATGCGTTTGTAGGCTTTCTTGATTTCGTCGGCTGTGGCTGTTTGCGAGATTGCCAGGGTGCCGTACAATGTTGGTTCTTCGCCTGGGCGCATAGGAACGCCAAAATACTCACACAGCGCTTGCTTGGTCACAGCCACAGCCCAAACGCCATTGACATAACAAAACGCTGTTTCTGTGCCGTCCGGGCGGGCCTTGCAGCGGCCCACATAACGGGCTTCGATTAACTTGATTTCCATATATCACATGCCCCTTCCTCTGCAATTGCCCCAGAAGCTGCAATACTTCGGGCTACACAGCCAGCCGCCGGGATTCAGTGGATAGACCTCTTGTTCAATGCCTCGCCATACCGAGCGGATCAACTCAAATAGCCAAAAGATTTCATTCCAGGTATGATGGTGCTCGATGACTTGTACTTTGGGTGTTTTGGCTTTGGTGATCACGTAGTGGCGAAACGCCAGCCGGGGAACGGTGATCCCTAGTTGATTCAGCGCCGCAAGATAGAACACAGGTTGTAACTCTTCTTTGGCCTTTTGATCAGTCCAGGCCATCGACGCAGTTTTGAAGTCTCCCGGCACGCCGTCGGCGGTCATGATGTCAATGTAGCCGATAATCGGCACGGGCACGCCGGGAACATTCAATGTGATCTTGCGCTCCATAAATAGGCCAGCGTCATCGACTTTCGGTCGGATGCTATCGACCAGGGAAACAACGTCTTTGTTGGTCACAATGCGCAGCCCGTCTTTGTGGTGGTCGTCAGGCTGTTCGGCGCCCCAATCGACGTTCTTTTCGGCTTCGACCTTTGACCGCCAATTGCTATTCCAAAGCTCTGCAATGTCGGGGGCAGTGCGTTCCTTGTGTTTGTGTTCAATGTAGTTTTCGATAGTAGCGTGGAACGCACTGCCAAAGACTAGCGCCGGGGTGCTCATTGTCGGCTCCTTGGCGATGTAGTGCCGGCGCCAGTTTTCCGCACAGGATAAATACTTGCTGATGGAACTATATGAAAGGTACTCCGGCGCCACTATGCACCACCGTTCAATTTTGCGGCCACGGCTTGCACTTCCTCATTCGTGCCGGGGAGCTTATTGCCGGCGGCCTCGAAAACCTTTTCGGCGCCGTAGACATCCACAAGTTGTTGCAGTGTGATTTGGGTCTGCGATGGCGCCGGGGGCGTCTGCGTAGGCTGCACTGTCCAAGTCGTCGCAATTACATCCCCTTCAGGCGAAATGGCGGCGCCGAATTCGTCAGCCCGTTTCATGCCGCCAATAACGTCAGGAAAAACTACGTCGGCAGCATAACCAATAGCGCGCCATTTGAGCATTGATGCTGGATATTTTGCCCACCCGCTGCCAGCTTTTACGAGGTCGGCGCGGATGGCGTCTTGCATTGTGAATGTCGATGTATATTCAATGCCGCCCTTGCGTTTCATCGTGACTTTGCACGAAAGTGGATTGCCTTTATCGTCATTCTGTTCTTCAATCCTGAGACTCTCGCATTGCCCGGATTGCATAATCAAAGCCAACGCACCACGCGGGGAAAGTGTCGGCTTATCAGAAATGATGTGGATATATTCAAAGCTTGTGGTCAGTGGTAGCCCCAACTCGTGACCTTTCGCCATTACCATGATGGCTTGGGGGGCCGTG